TACAATAGTATTTCCAGCATTTACATCAGCAGCAGCTATATTAAGAATCGCATAATTTTAGGAGGGCCAGGTGGCAGATATTACAATAGAAGTAACGTCGCCTGGTACTCTTACCACATGGAGCCAATCTACGTGGGGATCCTCAGCATGGGGACAGATTTCAGGATTAAGTTCAGAACAAAATAGTGCAAATATTTTAATAGATGTATCTTCTGATGTTATCGGACAACAATTAAATTCTACATCAGATATAATTTCTATAAGTGTAGATGTAATATTAACTTTAGATACTAATTTACTTACAACTTTTGTTGGAGATTTAACGGCTGGACAAAGCCAAGAAGTAGAAGTCACTTCTCCTGGTAATTTACCTTGGGGAGCAGAAGCGTGGGGCTACGGTTCATGGGGTAATATTGGTGGAATGGATATTTCCATTGGAGCAGACGCTGTTCTTACGCCTTCAGTAGAAGTTGATGTAATAGGAAATCAATTAAACACTACTACTGGAACTTTATCAATTACAGCAGATGCTAGTCTTGACTTAACTGGAACAAGTTCAACAGCAAATACTGGAACTATTTCTGTTGAAATAAGTATTGATGTGTCTACTACAGGACAATCTATAACAACTACAGCATCAACAGTTTCTATTACAGCTGAAGCTAATATTGATGTAAATGGAAATTCATCAATTGTATCTTTAGGAGATGAAGAAGTTACTATAGCTTTTACTTTAGATGTAACAGGAAATACAGTAAGTTCTACAGTTAATTCAATAGAAGTAGATCTTAATACACCAGTAAATGTATCTAATGTTTCTCTTAATACTGCGGTAGCTACAGTAGGAATAGCAATTAACCAAGAGATCTATGTAACTGGAATACAAATAACAGCTTCTACTGGATCTGTATTTATAAGTGCATGGGCAGTGGTAAATACGAATGCAACTAATACTTGGGCGGTTGTTGACATAGCTGCCTAATCAAACTAAAATTAGCTATTATATATAATATTTAAAAGGAATTTATGCCAGGATCTAGCTATTCTACAGACCTCAAACTTGAGTTAATGGTAACAGGGGAAAACTCGGGAACTTGGGGAGATAAAACTAATACAAACTTAAATTTATTACAACAAGCTATTGCTGGATATCAAGCGATTACACTTACTTCTATTAACACAACTTTAGCAATGACTGATGCTACAATATCAGACGCTAGGAACGCTGTTATTAAATTTACAGGAACAATAGCTGCAAATTCTACTGTTTTCGTAGCTTCAGGAATTGAAAAAACATACACTATAGAAAATGGAACAACAGGTGCTTTTACACTTGCTTTAAATCAAGTTGGCGGAGCTTCTGTTATCTGGGCAACTACTGATAAAACTGTTAAACAAATTTATTTAAATGGAACAGATGCAATAGATATAGGAACTGTTAATTTAACGGCTCCACAAACATTAACTAATAAAACTTTAACCTCGCCTACAATTAATACAGCTACGCTTAATACTGCTACAATTAACACAGCTACAATAACTTCTCCTATTATTAATGAAATTGATGATAATGCTGGAAATGAATTTATTATATTTTCAAAAGTAACAACAGCAGTTAATGAAATTACTATTAGTAATGCTGCTACTGGAGGTGCTCCAAATATAGCTGCAACAGGTAGTGATACTAACATTGATCTTTATTTAACTTCAAAAGGTTCAATAGGAAATATTGTTATCAATGGTAATGCAAGAATACAAGGTATAGAAGAAAAAACTACAACTACTTCAATTGCAACCACAGGAACAATTAATTTTGATACATTAACTCAAGCCGTGCTATATTATACAAGTGCAGCTACTGGAAATTTTACAGTTAACTTTAGAGGAAATTCTACCGTTGCTTTAAATTCATGTTTAGCTGTTGGGGATTCTTATACAGCTGCATTTATGAATACAAATACAACAACCGCTTATTATACAACTTTTATAACTATTGATGGCACATCTACAAACGTAAGTACTAAATGGCAAGGTGGATCTACACCTAGTGCTGGAAATGCTGATTCAATAGATACCTACGCTTATTCAATTATAAAAACAGCAGCTTCAACATATACAGTTTTAGCAAGCCAAACACAATTTAAATAAAATGCCTTTAAGATCTACAAGAGGGGGATCATCAGTCAAAGCTTTTGGATTTACTTCTGGAGGTGGTGCGACAGAAATAGAATATTTAGTTATAGCTGGAGGTGCAGGCGGAGGTAATCAAAGAGGAGGCGGTGGAGGAGGTGGCGGATATATAAGTAATTATGGGGGCACCGCACTTAAATTATCAAAAGGAAATTATACAATTCAAGTAGGTGCAGGTGGACCTGGAGGCGGTGGAAACGGAGGTCCTTCTTATTTTGCAACTTTAACTGGAACAATAGAGGGTGCTGGTGGTGGAGGTGGAGCTAATGGTAGTTGGTTCTCTCCTCAAGCAAATTCAGGTGGTTCTGGAGGAGGTGGAACTTATGGACAAATTTGTGGAAGTTTTTCAAATATAACAGGAGGAGCTGGTAACGTACCACCTCTTAGTCCTCCACAAGGATATAGTGGTGGACAACAAGTTAATCCTGGTTATAACCCAGTTGGTGGTGGAGGAGGCGGAGGAGCTTCTGCAGCAGGATCAGATACTGGTGGACAAGGTGGTCCAGGTGGATATGGAATTTCTTCAGATATAACAGGAACTGCTGTTTATTACGGATGTGGAGGCGGAGGTGGAGGAGTATTTGGATCATCTCCTGCTGGAGTACCAGGTGGATATGGTAATGGTGGATCAGGTTCAGCGGGTGGAAGATTAACTCCAGGTTCAGGTGGAGTAAATTATACTGGTAGTGGTGGCGGAGGTGGTGGAGCTTCAAGCGGAAGCGGTGGAGCTGGAGGAATAGGTTTAGTTGTTATAAGAAGTCCTAAAGGAGCTTCTATAACAGCAAGTCCACCAGCAAATACAGTATCGCCAGGACCTGGTGGATCTAAAGTTGCAATTTTTTATACTTCAGGTACATTAACAATATAAATAAATATTGTTTATGATATCGTTATTACAAGACAATTTATTGTCTAGAAAAGAATGTGATGGACTTATTAATTTATATCACAAACATAAACAAAAAGTTTTTAAATTTAATAGTAGTTTTCCATTATTAGTTGTATCTAAAGATAGTTTAAAAAAACCTATTTTACCAAAAAAATATATAAATAAATTACAAAAAACAGCATTAGTGTTGAATAATGCAGTGATAGATTGGTGTGAAATTGTATATTGGCCAACAGGTTCTTTTATGCCATTACATAAAGATATGGGAAAAGCAGATACCACTGTTTTAACATCTTTAATATGGTTAAATGATGGTTTTATAGGTGGAAATTTATTTTACGAAGATGGTACGACTTTTGTTCCAAAAAAAGGAAGAGGCTTGTTTTTTGATGGTATTTATAATACACATGGTGTTACAAAAGTAGAATCTGGAGAAAGATATACTTTAATTACATGGTATAAAAAAAAATAAAATGTTTCTAAATTATCATTATTGGTTTTTTAAAAAAGCATTGTCTAATAAATTTTGTGATGATGTAGTAAAAGCAGGTTTAAAGCAAAAATCAGATAAGGCGTTAACGTTAGGTTACGAAAATAAAAAATTAAATAAAAAAGAAAAAAATAGTTTACTTAAATTAAGAAATTCTGAAGTATCTTGGTTAAGTGATGTGTGGATATATAAAGAAATACATCCTTATATACACGAAGCAAATATTAGAGCTGGTTGGAACTTTGATTGGGATTACACTGAAAAGTGTCAATTTACTATTTATGGAAAAAATCAACATTATGGATGGCATTATGATTCCATGACAGTTCCTTATGACGTTCCCAATAACCCTAATTTTAATAAAAAAATAAGAAAACTATCCGCTGTTATTTCTTTAAGTGATCCTAAAGATTATAAAGGAGGTGAATTATTATTTGATTTATCAAGAAGTACTAATTATTTAGATAAATCTATAAAATGTTCTGAAATAAAAGAAAGAGGAAGTATTGTTGTATTTCCTTCTTTTTTATGGCATACAGTTACACCAGTTACAAAAGGAACAAGGCATAGTTTAGTAACATGGTCTTTAGGGTTTCCTTTTAAATAAATTTACTGTATAATTATATTATGGCTACATTTGCAATATTAAACGAAGACAATAAAGTAGTTGAACTTATAAAAGTTGCTAACGATATTGAAACATCAAATGGACCATTAGGTCAAAATGATAAACATCCAGATGGAGAAAAATGGGTGTTAAATGTTTTAAGAAAAAAATCAAAACAATCATCATCTAGTAATAGTTTCAGAGGTAAAGCTGCTGCTATTGGAGATACGTATGATGCTGTTAAAGATATTTTTATAGAACCACAACCTTATCCTTCTTGGATATTAAATACAAATACTGGAATGTATGAAGCTCCATGTATTAGTCCATTAAATATAAGCACTGCAATACTAACAGAAGGGTACGATACTATATCTTGGGAGGAATCTAAAAAAAGATGGGTCATTTATGATCCAAATGATACAAATGAGCCTTCTAAAAAAGTTCCAGTATATGAATGGAATCCTACTACCTTAGTATTTGATGACCTTAGATAAGTTAAAGCTGGCTGTTCCATTATATTTTGGAACGCCTATATACGAAATACACGATTCTTTTTGGGTAGATTCTTTAAATAAAGAATGCGATATTTATTTAAATAAAATAAAATCTAAAACACTAAAAAATTTAAAACATAGAAATAAAGTTTTTAATAAAGATTTAAAAGATCATGGAATAGTGTATTTATCAGAAAACATTACAAATAATAAAAAATTTGATTCTATAAAAGAAGTCATATTAAATAATTCTTCTACTATATTAGAATCGCAAGGATATAATTTAACAAAATATAGACTTATCTATACAGAATTTTGGGTACAAGAATTTGGTAAAAACGGTGGTGGACACCACGATACGCACTTACATCCTAATAATCATATATCTGGATTTTATTTTTTAAAAGCAAGTGAAAAAACTTCTTTTCCTATATTTATGGATCCTAGGCAAGGTAAATTAATGACAGATCTTCCTTTAGTAAATCCTCAAGATATGCCTTTAGCTTTAGATAAAGTATTTTATAAACCAATTCCAGGTAAATTTATATTTTTTAATTCATATGTACCACATGCTTTTTCTGTGGATAACGGCGTAGAACCTTTTAGATTTATTCATTTTAATATACAAGCCGTACTTAAATAGTATGAGTTTTAAAAAAAATAAATACATCGTTTTAAAAAACGTAATAAGTAAAGAATTAGCAAATTTTGTTTTTGAATATTTTTTATTAAAAAGACAAGTAGCTTCTACTTTATTTGAAGAAGAATATATACCTTCGCATTCAGTTGAATGGGGAACATGGAATGATTCTCAAGTCCCTAATACATATACTCATTATGCAGACATTGCTATGGAAACATTATTATTAAAAATTAAACCAATAATGGAAAAACATACAAAATTAAAATTAAAAGAAAACTATTCTTTTGCAAGAATATATAAAAAAGGAGATATTCTAGCACGTCATAAAGATAGATTTAGTTGTGAAATATCTACAACTCTTAATTTAGGAGGAGATTCTTGGCCAATATTTTTAGAGCCTTCTGGAGAAACTAATAAAAAAGGTATATCTGTTAATTTAAAACAAGGGGATATGCTTGTTTATAGAGGATGTGATTTAGAACATTGGAGAGAGCCTTTTAAAGGAAATACTTGTGCTCAAGTTTTTTTACATTATAACGATATTAAAAATAAAAAAGTTGACATTACTAGCTATGATGGTAGGTTGCATTTAGGGCTTCCTGACTTTTTTAAAAACTATGTACATAGAAAAAACAAAACTATTTGAAATACCTAATTTTGGAATACTAATGGATACTGTTCCAAAAGTTCTTTTTAAAAAAATAAAAGAAGAATGTCTCTTTAGATCAAAAAAAGAAATGATGTTATCAGGGGTTGCTGGTAATAAAGTAGCAGATCATTATTACTTACAGGAAAATTTAAAAGAATTAAATAATTATTTAATTGCATTAGTTTCAAAGTATAATGAAAAATATAAATACATAAGGCACCATAAAGTATTTGAAGAAAATGTTCCCTTAACCATGGCTAGACCTTGGTATAACATGCAAAAAAGATATGAATTTTTTCCCAATCATGTCCACGATGGTGTTTTAAGTTTTTCTATGTGGATTAAAATTCCATATGATATAAAAAAAGAAAGAAAACATGACAGAGATCATGTAGCTAGCTTTGAATTTAATTATCCAGCAATTGATGGTAAATTAGTTCAACATAAATTACCTATAGATAAATCTTATGAAGGGAAAATAATAATGTTTCCAGCTGGATTAACACATTGCGTATATCCATTTTATACTGTAGATGATATTAGAATATCTGTTTCAGGAAATATGATGTATGACCCAACTAAAATATAAAATAATAGATAATTTTTTACCAAAAGATCATTTTAAAAAAATGCAAGAAATATTATTTTCTGGTAAAATAAACTGGTTTTATAAAGATTATCTTGTTGAAAAAACAAAAAATAAAGAACAATTTTTTTTCTCTCATTGTTTTTATAATCATAATAAAATTCAATCACCTTTATTTGAATTATTAATAAGTCCGTTCCTTTCTTTGCTACAATATAAGTCTTTAATAGAGATTAGGTCTAATTTAACTTTTAGACAAAAAAAACTAACACCTTCTGATTATCATGTAGATAGGCATTTTCCTTGTAAAACAGCTATACTATATTTAAACACTTGTAATGGTTATACTTCACTTAAATATAATAAAAAATTAAAAAATATACGTAGTAAAGAAAATAGAATACTAATATTTGATTCTCAAATAGAACATGCAGCTATATTACAAACAGATACTAAAAGAAGGATAGTAATTAATTTTAATTATGAAACATAAAATAATAGATAATTTTTTAGAGAAAGAAATATTTGAATCATTACAGTCTTTGGTAATGAGTAGTAGCCTTCCATATTATTTTAATAATAAAATAAATGATAAATACAACGGTACGGAATCTTGTTTTTATATGACACATGCAATTCATGATGGAATAATACCTAGTGGATTTTATAAATTTTTTATTCCATTATTAGAGGTTATAAGACCAAAGTCATTACTTAGAATAAAAGTTAATTTATATCCTAGGACTGAAAAAATAGAAGTTCATAAATCACATAAAGATTACGATTTTAAACATAAAGGATGTATATTATATTTTAATACATGTAATGGCTTTACTATTTTAAAAGACGGCACTAAAGTAAAATCTATAGCTAATAGAGCGTTGTTTTTTGATCCAAGTATGGATCATAGTAGTACTTCTTGCACAGATCAAAAAGCAAGATTTAATGTTAATATAAATTACTTTTAATATGGAAAGGTATGATTTTTCTTTTTCCCTTTTTGACGATACTTTAAAACTTTCAAAAGATTTTATTAAACAAATAAAACAAATAAAATTAAAAACTTATCTTTCTAATAAAACTAGCTTTCATGATAACAAAGAAGAAAATAAATTAAAACACTTAGTTATAAATGAAATAGGACATTACTTTGACGCTGTTTCAAAAGATTTAGGTTTTTCAAAATCAGAATTAAAACACGCTTGGGTTCAAAAATATGATGGTAAAGGAAATTATCATGATTGCCATATTCATGATCCTTATCTATATTCTTTTATTTTATATGTAGAATGTTCCGAGAATTCTTCTAAAACTGTTTTTTATAATCCTTGTTATCCATACGTTAATTTAAATACAATTGAAATAACTCCAAAGCAGGGTAGATGTATATTATTTAATGGAGCAATACCCCATACTGCTTTACCTAATTTTGATAAAAAAAGATTAATAGTAAGCGGAAATATTAAACTAATAAGAGATATCTCTTAATAAAATTAAACAAAGTTTAAAGACTGTTTAATTAATGATATAATAGACATAATATGCCATTAAAAAAAATTGCATTAAAACCAGGTTTTAATAAACAAGCTACTGCTTCCCAAGCCGAAGGAGAGTGGATTGATGGAAATAATGTAAGATTTCGTTATGGATCTCCTGAAAAGATAGGCGGTTGGGAACAAATTACATCTAAATTATTAGTAGGAGCAGCCAGAGCTCAATGGTCGTGGACCGATTTAACTGGTAGACGATACGCAGCTCTTGGAACTAATAAATGTCTTTATGTATATGATGGAGATGATATTTATGACATTACACCACTTGATTCAACAAGA